TACTTCATAGACCTTGTGAGCGGCTACTGGTCAAGTAATGATGTGCTGCACAACTTCAAAAAGACCGCGCACCGTGATGGCAGAAATGTTAAGATAATGATTGAACAAGAGCCTGGAAGTGGAAGCAAATTATTAATCAGCCGTTTCAGAGCAGAAAGCGACCTGAGGAAATTCCATATCAGAGCAGACAAAGTCCGATTGAAAAAGAATGTCAGAAGCTTCGACCTTGAAGCCATAGCAGAAGACCACCGATGCTACTTCGTCAAAGCTCCCTGGAATATTGACTTGATTGACCAGCTTGTAGCATTCACAGGCAAAGAAGGAGGCACAGACGATAAAGTCGACACAGCCACAGGGTCTGCAAGATACTGGCTAAGACCACGTAAACGCATCAGAGCATAATATAGGAGGATAACGAATATGACAAAAAAACATAGTGATAGCTTCATAGTAACCATGGACAATGATAATACGTACCATGTTGTGGACAGATTAGAACTTGAAAAACACGCACTTAAAAGCAAAGTAGCAAATGATGGGAGTAAACAGACAATAAGCGACTCCTTAGAACACGGGAAATCCGTACTCAACCCGAAATACAATCCTTATGACTTGGTACAACTGCTTGACCTTTACACTTATCACGCTGCCTGTGTGGACGTTGTGAGTATAGATGCGTCAGGGATAGATTATACCCTAAAACCTATTGAAGATGTAGAACCTGTAGAAAGTGAAAAAGAAAGATTGGTAAAGATACTTGACGAAAGTAAGCCGTCTATCAATACACACCTGCAGAGGTTAGTGTATGACCGCAGGGCAATCGGCTATGGTGCTTTGGAAGTGATACGTGAAAGCACAAGCAAATCCGACATTATCAGACTAAAACATATCCCTGCTCAAGCATTAAGACGTCATACAGATTTGAAACGCGTACTCTACACCACACCTGATGGAAAACGTGTATGGTTTGTCCTCTATGGCAAAAACTATGATGAGAATGGCGTACTCTGTGATGTAGACTCAAATACTGGTGAATGGAAGCCATATAATAGTCTTGAGCCTGAAAACAAGGCTAATGAGTTACTCTGGAGTATGGAGTACGCTCCCGCAACTGACTACTATGGAAGACCACCGATTGTATCCTGTCTTGGCAGCATCAAGGGAGATATTGGAGCTGTCAAATACAATAACAGCTTCTTTGAGAACTACGGAATGCCTAAATTTGCAATCACGGTCACAGGCGACTTCGCCGATTATGATATAGAGCCTGATGACCCTGAATATGATGTAACCCAGACACTCCGTTATAAGATTGGTCAGCAAATCAAAGAAGTAATTAGAAATCCACACTCTGCTATTTGTATTACAATACCTTCTGAAGGAGAAGAGGGTAATGTGGACTTGAAGATAACTCCTTTATCCGTTCAGACGGAGGAGGGACACTTCAGAATGTACAGGAAGGACACAAGGGACGAAGTATTACACGCGCACCATGTCGACCCTTCAAGGCTTGGAATATTCGACTCTGGCAACCTGAATGGCAGCAATTCAAAATCCACAATGGACAGCTACAAATACGGCACAATCGCGCCAATCAAGAAGGAATGCGAAGCCCTGATCAATCAAATCGCGGAAGAGGTAGGCGTCAAAACCTGGAAATTCAGCATAGTTGACGTAGCACCAGTCGATTATAAAGAGGATATTGCATTAGCAGATTTCCTATTCCAAAGAGGCGCTATGACAATCAAAGAGCTGATTGATAATTTCGGAAACAAATTCGGACTAACAATTGAAGACGAAGACGATTACTACCTGAACGCAAGATACCTGAATAATGTACCATTGGAGAAGGTGTGGAATGACACAGAAGACAACCCATACCTTGAAGTGGAAAGCATACTCAACAGCTTAGACGATACAGAGGCAGATTATGAGGATAACAAAGGAACAAGCCAAGCAGATGGTATTCAAAGCCCGATTGACACAAGCGAAGAGCTTGACTAATGAAAAAAGGCTTGAACAGGCATTAAGCAAACTATTCCAACGCGTCAAAAAGGAAGTCCTGGATAGCTTAGAAGAGTATTGGACAGATTACCAGATGCGCCAGGGACAAATCGACATGGTCTGCGCTCCAATCCACGCTGCACACAGGGAATATATGGAAATCCTTGAAAAACATATCAAACGTGAAAGAAGCCTTGGACGTGCAGAAGCAAAAAGACTTGTCAAATTAGCAAACAAGAACAGAGCCGCATTCAAAGAAGCGAACACAATCCCTATCAAAGGCATTCTTGAAAAAGACGAACTGTTCGGGACAAGCAAATACGCAGAGGACAAACTACTCAATCACACTTTCCAAGCAAGTGAAAAAACAATGCAGCGCATTGATAAAGACATCAATAAGATAATAAGCGAAGGATACCGTGGCGGGAAAGGAATAGACTCTGTAAGTCGCGACATAATGAAACGTTTCGACCAGATAGCAGACTGGGAAGCCAGACGGATAGCACGTACAGAAATCCATAACGCCCACCAGAACAGCATCATGCAAACCTATGAGGAAATGGGAGTAGAATACACTCAATGGAGCAGCGTAAACGATGGGCGTACACGTGGAAGCAGACCAAAGGACAAGGCAGACCATATTGTCCTGAATGGTGAGATTATCAAATTCGGAGGAAAATACAGCAACGGCTTAGAATACCCTGGAGATACAAATGGAAGGCTTGTTGAATGGATTAACTGCCGTTGCAGTCACGCCCCGTTTGTCATGCCTCCTGGTAAGGCTGCGCCTCCAGGTATGGCGCAATTCCGTGTTGATGATTTGATTAGTATAGAAGCGCCAGATTATGATGAGCTAATCAGGAAAGCCATTGCCGACCTTGAAGGCAAGACTCCGAAACCTAAACAGAAAATTGAGCCTAAAACAGAACCTAAATCACGCCTTGATGAGTTAACCGCGAAAACTGAAATCAAACCAATCCCTGAAAAATACTACGCTAAAGAGAGTATGAATGATTATGATAGGCTCACACATATCCCGAAACATGACAACCTAACAGACCTTGAGATAGCCTATAAAAACGTCCAACTGGGAGATATAAAACTCTCACGCTCTGAAACTGAAAAGGCTGAACTCATCAAGGAATGTGAGGACGCATACATAAGCAATGTCGAAGCGGAAATATACCACCTCAGACGTATTACTGAACAGGAAAGAGGATTGATGAGAGCATTTGAGGAAATCAATCCTGAACGCGCTATTGAGATTAGGAAACAGTATGTTAAAAAACAGGATATTAACCGTTTGACTAAGGCTGAACAGGAAGTGCTAAACACATTACGTGATATTAAGCAGAATGACCCTGATAAATGGGCAAATAATATACACGGACGCTATGAGGAAAGGTTAAAACAATTGGAGGACAGAATAAGTAATGTAAACATTCATGCTGAAAAAATGACTAACTACACTCAACTGTACAGGAATATGGGCTACTCCATAGAGGACGAACCTTGTACATCATATCATTTCGCAGACAGCAGGTTGAATATCCGTATTAGCGAAGAGATACGAAGTGGTGGTTTGAGCCTTGAGTTTGTATTAGATACAATTAATGAGCAACCATCATTCTCAAGCGACACATACCAAACCATTGTTATCAGCACCCAAGACATGGTAACTTCCCGTAGTGGTATGTTGGTCGGAGGATTTTCAGATACAAGAGGCACAGTATACTCTTTCACAGGGAATAGGACACGGTTTAAATCCACTCTTGCGCATGAAGGAGCGCATAATACTGAACAGGGAGTCTACCAATTTTCAAGTAACCCTGATTTCCAGTTAAGTGTTCGCGAGGACTTAAAATTGCGTAGGGACGGTAAAATCAAAAAGACACCTCTTCCAACACGTAATAAAAAAGAAGGAAATAAAAGAAACAGAAAGCTTAATCCACAAGCAAGTGATAAGATATGGATTAGTAAATACGCGGAGGATATGCGTACAGAGTCAAACAATGAATTTGTAGAAGCATTTGCAGACAGTTACGCTGCATATGTGAGAGAACCTGAATGGTTTAAAAAGAATTACCCGAACACCTACAAATACTTTGAAACAGTAATCAAGAAATATGAAAAAACAGGAAAATATGACCCTTACTTATAATGGAGGATTTACGAATGATTAATCCATTGATACAAACTACAGATATAAAGGATATTCAAAAGGACAGGTTTGTACTAACAACCTACTTCTATGACCAGGAATGCACAGAGATAGCTCAAAAACAATTAGGCAATTACGCCTATTTAGAAACATACTCCCTAAAAGACATTCCTAATGAGTTAGATAGCATCTCAGACCCGAATAAGAAAAAGGAGTACATCTATGGGCTTCTTGACAGCCTGGATATTCCAATAATCCATACTGAAATTGTGAAAAATGAGGATTACGCTCCTGAAGAGTATGAGCGGCTTCAAAAGGAGATAAAGGAAGACCTGATCTCAAGTTATGAAGAGGACGGTCTTAACTTTTTCTAAAAATCTACTCTTTTTTTCCCTTTTTTTATCTTAACCTTCCCACCTACTTTTTTTTTTAAACTGCTTTGAGTATATAGTGAATGTTACTTCCTTTTACCCTTGTAAAAGGTAAAAAATTAAAACATTTCATTGTTACAATCACGATTACTATGACAATATACAAACAACAAGAGGACGGCTCTCTCCTAATCACAGCACCTGTCATGATACCAGGCGCACATGATTGTGACTACCAGAACGGAGAGCCGCCATTAACCAGAGAACAGATACAAGATTTCGCAAAAACCTACGAAAAATATGGTTTCATAGACCATGAACACGGCTTGACTGTCCATGGCGCAGATTACAAGGTTGGAAAACCTGTGAAATCATTCATACTCAACAAGGATACACAATTCAAGCTCAATAATGGTCTTACAAAGACATATCCAGAAGGGACTTGGCTTGTAACAAGCCAGATAACCAACCCCGCGGCTATACAAATAGCAAAGAACGATGGATATAGTGGGTACAGCGCAAGTGTATTCACACGCACAAGAGCAGACGAATACCTTGAAGCGTTGAAATCCGAACCAGACAAGCCAATACCAAGAGCTTGTAAAAGCCTAAACAGTACAGGGAATAGTCTAATCAAAGACATACAAGACCCTGTGGTATTGAGCATTAGCCTTGTGAATACTCCTTGTTTGCATGAGTCCAGGTTTTGCGAATTAAACATTGATGGTGAGAATATGGACGAAATGAATGATGTAAAAAGTTTAAAAAGTAAAGTCCTGTCCGCTATGGGAATGTCTGAGGAAGCAGAAGTGATGGCGCTCAAATCTGAAGTTACTGAATTGAAAGCAACTATTGAGAGTCTGCAATCTGATTTCCAAGAAGCCCTTAAATCCATGCAGGACGAATTTAAGACCACTCTTGCGGAAGCCTTGAAACCAGTCGACTCTGAAGCTATGAAATCAGAGGACGCTCCTGAAGATGACACCGAACCTGAAGCAGAGGAAGAGCCAGAAGAGGAAACTCCTGAAGAGGAAGAGGAAGCTGAAGAGGAGGAAGTTAAGGCGGAAAAAGGACAATCAAAAGCCGCACCTATTCATGATAATACTGAAGCTGCTATGAAATCCAAGCAGTCTTTTTATGAAGTCATGGGCAAAAACCCAGACGGCACACGTAAAAAATAAACAACCCATATATTTGAGGTATGATATTGATGACCAATGAACAAATTTTATCACAAATCGTAAATGAAAATGAACGCGAAGTTTTTAAATCCATGAGAACCGATATGGCTGGTGCAAGTGCATTACTCAATCCAGAACAATTCAATCAATTCATGAGAGCCGCTGCAATCAATAATACTATTTTGAATGATGCAAGTGTACGCAGAATGAATAGCATGAGCCAAGTAGTCTCCAGTACAAAAATTGTGGGAAGAGTATTGCAATCAGGCTACAAAGCAAACGGCGACACTCAAGACCAATTAACTAAAGCCACTATCGGCTTTGGTAAAGCCGAATTGAATGCTACAAAAATGAAAGCAAAAACAAGCATCTTAGACGATGACAAGGAAGACAATATTGAAAGAGAACAATTTGAGTCTACTTTACTCACTATGATGGGAGAAGCTGTAGGAACTGACCTTGAAGCAGTATGCGTATTCGGGGACACCGACTCCCAGAACAATTCCGCACTCTTCAAATGCTTCGACGGTTGGATAAAAACCGCTACTACCAAAATCGATAGTACAGACGATTTCCACATTGCAACCGATGGTGTAACTGCAATGTTCGATAAGATGCTTTACGCAATGCCTACTGCGTACAGACAATCCAATCTCAAGAAAGACCTTGTCTACTACGTGCCTTTCGAGGTACATGAGGCATACAGACACTACCTTATGGATAGGGAAACTGGATTAGGCGACTCTTCTATCCTCAATGACTCCGAACTCCAATACAAAGGTATTCCAGTCAAATATGCTCCTGTGCTTGATGCGGCAGACGGACGTACTTTCTACGGTGCTGTTCCTTCAATCCTCACCGTTCCTGAATTCCTTTGGTACGGCGTCTACCGTGACCTTAGCGTAGAACCTAAGAGAATACCAGAGAATGAGGAAACCGAGTATTATTACAGAATTAGATGCGACGCTTCCTTACAATGGAATGATGCTTGTGTAATCGCAGACATTACTCCTGCTGAAGCAGCAGCATTATTATAATCCTCTTTTTCTTTCTTTTTTTAAGGTAGGTGCTTAACTATGTCTATGAGTCAAAAGAAAAAAATTAAGGAATTGGAAGGAAAGGTTGACCAGGTAATGGAATACCTTGAAAACTCCCAGTCAACATCAGAGTCTCCTAAGGGCAAAGACTAAAAAAACCCATATGATGGAGGATTTCTGGTATGGCTGATGAGAAACCAAAAAAGAAGACCACAAAGGCAAAAAAGAATGAGTTATTACCTTTTGATGAGTTGCCAGTAGTGGTTAAAAGAAACAGAAAATTATTATATGAATACTTACGAACTGGTGAATTACCATAGGTGGTATTAATGGCGTGGATTAGTACAAGTGATGTAATACAATTTCATGGGTTGAAGCCGCAGCATCTGAATTTTGAAAAAACAGATACTGATGGATTAAACACTCTACTTGAAAAATGGATTACACAAGCGGAAAGTTTGATTAACACATATACTAATCGAGCGTATACTGATGACACTATCACACCTGCGGTACAGAATGTTTGTCTGCGATTAGTCAGTAACATGGTATCCCTTGCGATACAGAAGCGCGACAGTCCAATTATCAAAGTCAATGATTGGACAATACAGAATGTCAGTAGCGACATATTCACAGAAGACTTGAAAAACGATTTAAAGCCTTTCATAAAAGACAGCAGCACCGAACCGAACAGCATAGGCGTCTACACTATAACAGGAGGCGACCAATAATGGTAAAAGTGACTGTGGAAGCAGAGATAGACAATATCCTGACCAAGTTGGATAAATGGGACGAAGTCAAGACAAAGACCATGAATAATGCTGCAAAGTCCATGTTAAGCCAACTGGTTAATAGAAGCCCTGTCGACCACGGAGTATTGAAAGGTTGGTTTATATTTAGTCATTCTGAGACTGAAGTGAATATACGCTCTCCAGCTATTTACGCGAAATGGGTTAATGATGGACACAGGCAGCAGCCTGGAAGATTTATCCCAGGAGAATGGAGAGGAAATCATTTCCAGTATATTCCTGATCACAAGACTGGAATGGTCTTGAAAGCAAAAAGCGTGAAAGGAAAACATTTCGTAGAAGACAGCATAACCGCTGTAGAGGGCGAAATGGAAACACACTTCAAAAAGGCAGTCTATGAGGTGTTACAATGACTGTGAACATATTAACTGGCTTTGAGAAGATATATGAGATAATTACTGGCTCTATCAATGCGGAAGTTACAGAGAATGGCTTATTAAGTGATGTGGAAACTATCGTAAACACATACTACACAGAGGGACAGGTTGAAGAGCCTGTCATCTGGATTACACAACACCCTACAAGCGTAACAAAGAACGCAAATATAGGCGGCACAATGGAATTGCAAACTCCCTTTGAATTTGACTGCGGAGTCTATAATACTGACCTTGAAGATGCGAACCTTGAAAGTCAGAACCTTGCAAACAGGGTTGTCCTTTCAGTATTACGTAATTGGCAGACACAACAGAATGAGCTTATCCCTGGACAAAGAATGATAAGGAGCATAACTCTGAATACGTATAGTCCTGTGGGTTATGTGAATGTGACAAACAAAAGCGACAAAGTCCCTGTCACAGGAGTAATTCTGAACGTTAATCATATAATTAATTGGCAAATGTGCCTGAAAAATGCAATAGAAGGTGAATAAAATTGAATAGAGGTTTTGGATTGGAAGTCGAGTCCAACTATGGAGATACTACTGTAGAGCCTTCAAATTTCGACCCTCACTTCTGGAATAATGCAGAAAACGTCGAGTTTAAACTGAATGACGAGCCTGTGACAAAATCAGGCTCAAGCAGAATGAACAAACGCGCACGGGTTGGAGTAATGAAGCCTACAGGCTCAACAAGTGCTGACGCAGACCTTCAGCAACTTGGTTGGTATTTCCTGGGTTATCTTGATAATTATAAGTACACAGCGGGAGAAAGTGGCGCTACCGTCCACACTCACGAATACTGGGGTGGCGAAGGCAAAGAATTACACTCTTTCAGAGCTATCGCAGCATATGACATACTTACAAAATATATTTATGGTATGCTCTGCGACAAGCTAAAACTTGAAGTGTCTGATGAGAGCATGGAGGTGAGTGCTGATTGGATTTACAAGACCGAAAAAGCAACCCTCAATGAGCCATTTACACAGCCTGACGCATTAACTAATGAAGACATATTCATTATGTTCTATGACGTTAGCTTGAAATTGAATAATGCGGCTCTTGACGGGGTCTCTACTGCTTTTAGTTTTGAAGGTAGTAACAATCATGATGTGGACGGAACTGTCGGATTAGGCAGCAGGTATCCACAAATACGTGCGAAAGCAGGGAAACGTGAGAACAGCTTAAGCATCACTACAACCCTGACAAGCGAAACCGCGAGAAGCATACTTGACGCGGAATACGGAGAAGTTGGCGCTTTAGAGCCTTCAAGCTGTAAACTCTTGCAAATACCACTTGAAGTGAATATCGCACATTGTGAGAATAGTGATTTGCTTTGCAAGATTTTATTCCCTAAATGTACCCTGCGCGTGGAATACAACATCTCTGGAGTAGATGCTATTGAAACAACTATCAATCTTGATACCCTTGGAAGCGGTAGCGTAACCCTGGAGGACGGCACTACCCAGGTAGTGACTGATATGTATGTCCAACTTGTGAATAATCAAGAAGCGCTCACAGAATAATCAAATTTAATAAAATAACTTCAACTATTACACCACCTTCGCCTAATTTAATGAAGGTGGTGCTTTTTTTTTAGAAAAATTCATAAGGAAATCATGATAACATGACAACAAATAGTGAAATGCTTAAAAAATTAACACTTGGAGTAGAAGACACACAAACTGTCTGTATCGACTATGATGGCGTCGAAGCGGAATTAACTTTACGCCCATTGACAAGCGGAGAATTGACAAAATTACAGGTAATTGAAAAAAAACCATTGGAAATCAAGATAGGAATGCGCAACGGCAGACGCGAAACAGTACAAACCAACGCAAATGACGTGAACGTGAATACTGGTGATTTCACAGAAGCGCAACAAGAAGCAATGTACACCGCCGTAGCCCTTAGCCTTAGCGTCGGGGAGGAGAAATTCAAACCTGATCAAATCAAGGATATGAGAGCAGGGCTTCCAGAACTCATTTTTGAAAAAGTGATAGAAATAAGCAAATTAAGTGATGAGGATCTGACTCTTATCAAGCAATTTCGCAAAGACGAATGATGCGAAAATATTATATCAATCACATTGTGATGGTTTACGATTAGTTGGTAATATGAAAGATGCTACATTATTACAGCAGACTTTCCTTGCAAGAATGAGCGTGGAACAAATCAATCACACACAGAAGATGGAAACTAACCTGAAAGCATTATGCGAAGCGAATGGAGTTAAATTTAGGAGGAACGTATGAGCGAAACATTAGAGATTATCTTGAAAGCAGTCGATGACGCCCGTCCCGTTTTTGAAAGCGTGAAAGGAAGCGTCGATGACATCGCAAACAAAGTAGGTGGCATGACCGACTCAATCAATGCAGACTTCCAAGCTATGGAAACTAACGTGAGTGGCTTCCGTGATGCAGTAGCAAACATTGACAGCTCAAGCATAGACCAATTAGCCTCCGAACTGGGAATGAGTACAGAGGAAGTCGAACGCCTGATACAAACAGGAGCGCAAATCGGCAGTATTCCATTCAACGAGGCAAGTGCCGAAGCGACTGAATTAGAACAAAGCGTGTCAGATACAGACTCAAAAGTGGACAAACTGAATAATAGCCTTAACGAAACTGGAAGCAAAGGGACAGGAGCTTTCGGACGTTTGAAAAGCGCAATCTCTGGAGTAAAAAGTCATCTTTCAAACCTTGGACAAGCCTTCGATGGTATCGGTGGAATGATTACACAATCCCTGGGAGTCATCGGAGTCAATAGCATTAAGGAGATGACTCTTGAGGCTTCAATAAGCCGTGACCGTATATTCAACCTTTCCTATGCTCTTATGGGAGCAGGGCAAAGCGCAGAACAATTTAAGAGCGATGCAAACAGTCTCTGGAACATCATGGACGCAGGGACAAACAACAGCCTTGTCGGATTAGACCAACTCTCCCAGGCAATGTCTGTAATTAAATTAAGTACAGGTGCGACTACGGAACAACTTAAAGCGATAGAACCTACCATACTTGATATAGGTCAGAGAGCCATATTAATGGGTAAAGATGGTAACGAAGCGATAGGTTTAATGGAAGCAGCAGGAAAAGGTTTGAATGGCGAATTTGAAATGCTTAAAGAGAACCTTGGTATAAGCAAAGACAAACTTATAGACGCAGGTTGGTCTGGAGCAGCAGACGATATTGACGGATATACACAAGCATTATCAAAATGCCTGAGTCAAAGTGGTGACGTATCAGACATGATGGACACCACTTATGGAAAATTAACAAGTCTGCAAAAATTCTGGAAACTTGCAGGACGAAGCCTTGGAGATGACTTCCTACCATATATTGATATGGCACTTGATAAATTCATGGCTTTTGCAGATGCAGACAGCGATGGAGCATTGGACAAAGGTGCGAAAGAATTAATGAAATACGCTGTAGGCGCAGGAGCAGTAGTCTCCGCGTTCGCCTCATTAGCTCCAACAATAACTCCGATGTTTGCTACTTTGCGCGAGTTACAATCATTACTGAAAGGCACAGCAGTATTCCTTGGAATTATGCAAGGAGAGGAAAATGCGCTCACACTTGCGACAATCCGCGAAACTGCTGCGCAAAAGATTTCCGCGGCAACGAAATGGCTGTCAGGCGCAGCTACAAGCGCCTATGCCGTGATAGTCGGAGTATTACATGGTGAGATAACCTTGGTAGCAGCTGCTCAAGCCGTATGGAATGCTATAATGAGCGCAAACCCTATCATGTTGGTAGTAATAGCTATTGCTGCTCTTGTCATTGCAATCTACGAAGTCGGTAAGGCTTTCGGCTGGTGGGATAATGTCGGTGAAATGCTTAATGCTGTATGGGCAGGAATACAGAGGCTCTGGGCGGCCTTCATAAACCACCCCGACGTTCAAGCAACTATCCAGGCATTATCTGAAGCGTGGGAAGTCTTATCCGCAGCAATCGGAGGGGTTATAAGTTGGATTGGAAGCTTCTTTGAAGTCAGTAGTGGAAGCGGAGAATTTGATGTAGTACGTGCCTTGATTGAGGGCATTGGACTTGCATGGGAAGCTTTGACTACTCCTATCCGTTCAGTAATTGCTGTTGTACAATTCCTGATCGGTGCTTTCAAGAATGTAGGCTCATCTCAGATTGACATAGTAGCCGCACTTACTAACGCCTGGACTTTCATAAAAACATACCTTGGCAATACCCTCCTGCAAATCAGTATGGCTATTGTGAACTGGGGAATAAACTTGTTTACTTCAGCTGTAACTGCGGGACAGCAATTTGTTACTGGCGTGATAACTTATGTAAGGACTCTGCCTACAAAGATGCTTGTCTTGTTGTTACTTGCATATACACACGTTAGAAACCAATTCACTAAGATGGTTACAACCGCGAAAAACAAGATAACAAGCCTTGTGACTGGCGTGATAAACAAGTTAACAAGCCTTCCTGGGAAAGCCTATAACCAGTTGAAACGTGTTGTGACAAGCGTGGCTAATGCAGGTGGCGAATGGGTATCCAAGGCGAAAGCGAAAGCAGGTGACGTTGTAAGTGGTGTTAAGAACGTGTTGAGCGGTACTGCAAGTAGTGTGTCAAGCGCACTATCTGGAGTTGTTAACGCTATCACAGCTCCATTCAAGAAAGGTTACGAAGAGGCTAAGAAATGGTGGAACAAGGCTAAGAACATGGGAGGAGGCGCTGCTGGTGGCGACCCTCTTGACGAGGCTTACGGCGGCGACCCTCTGGACTTGTTGACAGGACAACCTTTCAATGTTGCGACTGGTGGTTACACCATTGTTGAGAGCGAAACTACCTTGAATGTGAATGAAACCTTGACCCTTGACCTTAAAAACGTGCCTAATAGCGTGAATGAGGCTGAATTGATGGTGTGGCTTAAATCTGCCGTGGGCGACAAGGGACTTATTCGCACACTTGTTGAGAATAAGGATTTTCAAGCCCTGGACGGTAAAATGAAAGAAAGCTTAGCTAAGAAAAATGCAAGGAGAATGTAATGTATGGAATTTTTTACTGGTAATCCTCAATCCGTGCGTGGGTTGGGGAATATCCTCCTTGATAAAAAGGAGTTGGATATGCTTGAGTATTATTCACAAGTGACTCAAACGGAGGATATTGTGAATGAAACAAGCATGAAAGTGTTCAGTATGAGTTACTTGGACGATAGCGAGGACGATATGGCATTGCCTTACAATGTTAATAACTTTTTGCTTGGAGCGGTGGCATCGGTTAGTCTTGCGAATAATAAACTTGATGTTAATCGTTATGAGAGCAGCGACCTTGAAGTTGTTACGCTACGGCAGTTGAAACACGCTCTCTCAGGCAAAGTAAAAGATATTACTTATGAGAATAATGTTTTACGGGTTGTGACTTTTGAACGAAGCGACCTTACTGGTTTGCAGACAAAAGCTGCGATTGTTAGTTTGTTGACTAATGTGGTGTCTGATGTGAGCATAGTTAATAATGAGTTAATTGTTGAGCGTTGGTCTGCGTCTGATGTTGAGAATGGAATTACTGAACTAATAGAAGAGGAAGGTGAATAGTTATGGAAACTACCGAATATGATTTGTATGATTTATTGATTGGCGATGACGATATTAGTGGGATTGGCGACGGAAGTGTAACAGGTGCATTGACTTCGTTAGACACCAGTATAACGAACCTTACTGGGTTCAGTCTTGTGTATGATGAGTATGACCATCGTATAATGGTGTACACTAATGGGATACTTGCATATTTCCTTATGCAAGGCACATTTTTCGTAAGTAGTAGTGGAACAAGCAGTACTGGAAGCATACCCTCACAGTATGCCCCCATAGTACAAACAACTATAAGAACACACCCCACAGGTTCAGATTGCATAAGTTTAGGGTATGATGGGAGCATTACATATTATGCGAATAGTGGTACAGGCACAAGTAGAATTGTTCGTATCGCATACTGTTACCCATTACGAGCAAGTTTGCCATAGTTTAATGGCTTGGGTAGTCATCAGATGTTCCAAGTGCTTGGGTAAAACACAAGCCAAGTTTATGACAGACAAACAAAAAAAAAGAATAAAAAAGATAATGATAGGAAACGAGGATTATGCCAACAATAACAAAATACTGCAATACATATAGCCAGACGGCAGACAGTAATAATGCCAAATTCAACAACTTGGTAACATTGAAATCTGCGAGTGGTTATGCAGAAACAAACACAATCAGCAAGAAGGGTGGAACACACCCTAAACCTTCCACCGTGACCGTTACCAACTTCCAATTCAATTTGCCGACGGGAGCGGAAGTAACCAAAATCAAGGTGGAATATGCCCATAGGAAACTTGCCACAACAAAGGACAAATATCCGTCAATCCCTGCACCGACCCTTGACCTTGTGGGCGCAAGTGCCAAAGCCAAAACAGGAGTCGCTCCATTAGGAGTAACCAAAACCAACACTATCAGTTGGACTGGAAACTGGACAAGAAGCGTCATCAATAGTGCCAATTTCGGTGTGAAAATAGCCTACAAAAGTAATACCAGTAAGGATTACACGGGTAAGGTAAGACTAAGCCTACTCCGTATTACTGTTGAGTACAAATTGCCAAACTTCGCCCTTGCTTTGTCTGTGAATGGTGACAAGACTGTTGAAAAAGAAGGCACAGTCAACATCACACTATCTAACCTTAATAAGACAAGTTATTCGCCAAATGTGAATATAACGCTGCCCTCTCAGGTGACATACCTTGGCAGTCTTAATACTATCACACGGAACAGTAATACAAGCCTTACCTGGAAACCAAACATAAAAAGCAATACCAGTAATGCTGGTGTGAGCCTAAAAATACGGTTCGACGAGGCAACTGTGGATAGTACAGTAAGCGTAACGGTAAGGGAAACATATTCAGGGAAGAGTAAGACCGCCACATTCAGCATTAACCCTAAAGTCATAACTGGTGACGAAACAAGCGATGACGAAAGCATCACAGAAGACGCAACCGTTTCCCAATCCACAATACAAAGCCTAAAAAGTTACTACATCACAGACGAAACAAGCATAATCTACACCTTCAACATACCTAAAAACAATCCTCAAACTGTCTGGCGAACCCTTGGCGCAATAGATGTATTCAACAATGAGGAGATAGAAAGACTGGCAGAGATGGGTATAGAAATACGTCCAATGTACCCTGACGATGGTGACTACATCATACGCGTTCCTGAGAACCTTGGAAACACAATCTCAGAATTTCAATTAACCATGGATTTCAGTAACATTGATATGTTCAATATATTAATCCGTGAATGGCTTGGAGGTCAAGATTACGCAGAATTAACAAGATTGTATGATTGTGAAACAAGCCTATGCTTGATGAGACTCACACAGGAAGAGCTTGACAGACTTGGAGATGGATACACCTACACAGTACAAGCCTATGCGAAAGCAACATTGAATACCCAGAGCAGCACCTACAAATTACGCGAAGGGAAACATTACCTCCGTTTAGGTGTCTTCAATGGAGATGCCTCCAATTTCGAGCATTTAGAGTACGAAATGGTGAAAAATTGTGAAAATTGGAGTAATCCTATCGAAAGCCTTGACCAATACTATGATTTGAAGACAGAATTTGTATATAACTCTGATTACCCAGTATATGTCTTTATGACTGGCGAATACTTGGAGTTAAATGATTTCAAGTTTGATTTAGATTTCACACAACCTGTAATCATGGAGTCTGATTATTATGACCAGAAAGGAAGAGTAACCCAGAACATTTTACCATATCCGATAATGAATGCAGCGGGAGATGGTGACACAAGTAGCATGACTGTGAACACGTTCCAAGAAAGCAATCCGATAATCCTATATGATTTCGAGTTGCCAGAGGACTTCAGCACTAATGACGAAACCGCGATAAGAGGACTTAAATTATCCGCGGACTTTGTCGCAGACGATGAGGTTATCATAGACGCGACATTACGCCTGGAAGGAGGCAAGACAGGTCAAAGAAGCCTTGTACTCAACCCATTGAACACAATGAGCGAAACTGGGCAAATCACATTAGGCGGCAGCACAGACCTCTGGGGATTAAGCGTGGGAGATATGCAAGACCTTGACAAAGCAGAGATAGAAATCCGATTTAACAACCTGTTCAGTAATGATAACAACGCTGTGCAGATACAATTAAGCAATATCCAACTCACAGCCTACTACCTTGACATAACCGAATTGAAACAATTCCAACCTTGCCTGATCAATGACGAGGACATAGCATGGTATGGAGCATATATCAAAGACCTTGAAGACATACAAGGCTTGAAAACAGATACAGAGTACATCACGGTCAAGGGAACGGATACAAACCAACCATACTTGCAAACAATCAAAGAAAAAGAGATAGAAATCAAATTCGGTATCGATGGCTGCAATCTGCAAGAAACAACAGAATTACTAAAAAGCTTCGCGAAACTGATTGTGAATGAGCGTGATAAATACAACAAACCAATCCTGAATAAGATTGAATTTCCAGAACTTTACCCTAATGAACATTGGGACTTCATAAACGAAGACGGCATAAGCCAAAACATCGATTACAGGGATTATGATGGTACGCTCAAATTAGTAATTCCTTCAGGCACAAGCTACTCTAATACAGACACAGTAGCAAATACAAGAGGCTACAATAATGGAATAGCAAATGTCAATCCGATAATCACAGCCATTCCACAAGCGGAAACTGTTGAGATAACGGAAAATGTGCATGAGCAATCATTCAAGATACATTACCCATTCCCAGAGGACAGCCTTATTGAAATCGATTGTAATAACCGCCAGGTATACCTAAAAACATTAAGTGATGAGAATGAAGTGGGAACTGACATAACCGCGTACGTGGACTTCAACAGCGACTGGTTTATCTTGTATCTTGGAGAATTTAATTTCGAGAGTAATACAAGCATAATCCGAACAGTAACCTACAACGAGCGAGGCTAAAAACCATGATAACTGCATTAGTATTAACAAATCTTGAACAATACGTCACATACCTTGACCCTGATCGCCTACTGCTTGAGGAAACACAAGAAGCGGGAGGCGTCGCAACCTTGAAAGTCACATATTACTTGGCTGATGACGAAGACTGCGATGACTTATTCCGATTAGGCAACAAGGTCTGGGTACAAGGTCATGAGAGCCTCAAAGACTGTTTATACGTTCTCAATACAAAAGTCAAAGAAGACATTGACGAGCATTACGCAGAATTTGAAGCAGAAGAGGTTCTTGTTGAGCTTAACTACGCTCCTCCGACAAGCCAGACATACTTAACAACCGCCAATTTCAATATGAATAGCGGGAATGTCATAGTGGATAGGAAAGCCCTTGAATACTGGTTCGGACAATATTACAATATTGGCGTAGTACAGAATTGCCTTAGCGACTCTCTCTCAAAAATGACTTTCACAGGCAGCATAACACTTATGTCATTACTGCGTGGCATTGAAGAGGCGACTGGGAACACATTCACAACAGAATACGAAAAAGACCCTGTAACAAATGAAATACACCGATACCTTAATTTCCTTAATCCGACTAATCAGACTACTGGTTGGTCTTTCAAGGCGGTGTATGATTTCCCTATCCCTGAGGAAACTCCTTCTGAAGAGGAAGATGTAGGCTCATATGACACTACTGATGACGAAACGGATTATTACGAGGACACAAGAGAAGTCATACTTAGCACTCTGCCTGGATTAGACCCTTCAAAGACATATGTGAAACTCTTAGAAGGCATGGACTCTGAAATAAGCAGTTGGAAACTATCAAGCCTTGGAGTCACAGGAGACGAGGACGCTCTCTCAATCTATATCCGTAACAGTTACGCTATCGTCGATGACAATCCCCGATACAATCTTTCATGTCAAGTCAACAGCAAAGTATGGGACACTTCAACAAGCTCCTATACTATTGTCACAGGCGAAGAGGATATAATCGCGTCACCAGAGAACCTTATTCCTGACCGTTTCGTATTGCAAATCATAGATGTTACAAATGACATATTATACTATGAACACGTCATAACACCCGTCCTAAGCAAGACACATAAGGATATACTGGATTTGAATTATAATGTGGAAAATCTTGATGTTGAAATCGACGAAACAGACTCCTATCCTGCTGTAGCGCCGATTATAGACGCGGGGACTAATGAGTACACTACTGCTCAAATCAATACTATCACAAGCAACTGGCTTAACCTTGGAGTTGAGAAGGGAGATGTAATCCCTATGATAGTTGAAAAAGTAACGAGTACGAGTAGCAATCCTTCCTCAACCGTTAGCAGCAATTACTGGAAACGATGCATCAATAATCAAGCAACCGATGGATATGATTGTTGGCACGGCACAGCATACTGGTCTGCACCATTCAGCAAAGCCGCAGGAGAGATGTGGGTTGAAGATGAGGTGAACACAGGACTCAAATATGACATGGTCACCATGCGCCCTGAATATGGAAGGGACGAAGCATATCCTAAAACAGATACGGTAACCACCACCGCGGAAGACAAATACGCAATCTACAATGCAGTTGCAATGCACTTGAAAGAGATCAGGAATAAGGAAGTGCGTGTAGAAACCGATGTTGCTAACTTGCGCGATGGCAGATACAATGATTACAACACCTATGACAAGGTTTACTTGAAAATTCCTGGAAGCCAGGAGCTTGTCAGCGCAATGGTTACTCAGACTGTGAAAAATGCGAACGAACCTGGACAGAATACTGTGGAATTGAATAATTACAGCAACAATACAAAATTCACACCAGCTCCAACATATCTGACTGGACGTAATGTATCCTACACTTATCCAGGGAAAGGGACTCTCACAGTTACCCTGAAAGACATCAATACTGAGGAGACATTAACTGGCAAACTGGTTAGTTTTTCAGTATACACTCTTGACCAGGGTTCAAATAGCGAAACATACAAGACTACTGCAAACCTCACAACCGATACTACAGGGAAAGCAAAGTACACCACAGGATTTGAGCCTGGAGAGTACAAAATCACAGCCACCTTCGGCGGAGATGACCTTTACGAAGCCGTGAGCGAAGTCTACTACGTGAA